GCACCGGTAGCGGTTGGACGGCCGTGCGCAGTTGGTATGAAAGCAGCGTGGCAGCAATCCCCAGCACAGGCGACTGGTATCCGATCAGTGCGCCGTCAGCTACGGCTGAGGTGATCATCAGCGGCGGCGCCAAGAGCACCCGCTACACGGTCACCGTTGATGTAGCGGAGGTGAAGTGATGGCCATTGATATTCGCGCTGAAGTCAGCTGCAGCCTCGGCACGCTGATCAGCGGCAGCTTTGCCGATGACTATCTGCAGGGCAACGGCTTGATCAAGACCCGTGGCGAGGTGGTGCTGGATGGCACGCAAACGCCCGTGGTCGGCACTGAGGTGACCTTTACCTACGACAAAGGCGCCCACACCTATACCATTCCACGGGTGTTGCGGGTGCTGAGCAGCTTTGCTGATCCGTTCCGCCGCACCACCACGGTGCAGCTGGGTTGCAAGCTGACCTACCTCGAAAACCGCAAGCCGCCGGTCACAGATCCAAACGCCAAAGACGAGCACAGCGATGTGCCATGCAAGGTGTTCTTGAAGGCAATGCTGCCGATCAGCGCCGATTACGTGTTCCAGCAGTGCCTGGATGCGCTGGAGCTGAACAGCGCTGGCATTCCGCTCACCAACAAGTTCTCGCTGGAGGAGTTTGACCTGACGCCGGGCTTCATCCAGGTAATGAGTGATCTGCTGCAGTCCGAGGGGTATGTCGGCTACTTGGACAGCGAAGAGACGCTGCAGTTCCTTGATCTGAGCGATGAGACCGCTACCGGCCCACTGATCACACCCGCCGATGTGGTGGATCTAGGCCCGATTGGTGTCGGTGATCTGCCGGGCGAGAGCGTCGTGGTGCGTTTCAGCAGTCTGCGGCTCTTGCCGCCAGATGAGCTGTACGGGGACGACTATCTCAAGCGCAGCTGGGAGATGGAAGAGATCTTCGGCGCCGAAACCGAGGTCACGGTCAGCTATCAGAACGACGAAGGTGCCACGGTCAGCGATAGCGACGTGTTTTACCCCTACACATTTACCGCCACCCGCTACGACAAGTGGGATCGCAAGATTGAATCGGTCACGTTGACCTTGGCGTCCTCAGCGGAGGTGAACAACCGCTGGGCCAGTGATGCGTTCAAGATGGGGCAGCTGTGGAATCTGCCAACTGCTCGCATCACCCACGAAGAGGTGGACTACGTGATGGCGGGCGTGGCAGCCAACAACGTCGATCTGATGCAGATCAGCGGCATTGGTGGCAGTGTCACCAATCTCAAGGGTGCATTGGCCAGTGCAGCCGTGTCCCACACCGGCCTGGCCAACCTTTGCAAGGAGCAACCGCCCGAGGGCTACGACAAGGTGCGGGCCCAAACCACCAGCAGCTATTTCTCTGAGCTGGAGTTGGCGGGCAGCCTCAATATCGACAGCTACATCAGCACTCCAGCGAATGGTGGCACTGGCACCTTGGTGGACTTTGACACCGTGGCGTGGGAGCTGGATTCGCAGGTGGTCGTTGAGTACGACACTGACGACAGCTCAGGACTAAGCAAGACGATCACCAAGCGCCACGTCTCGCGCTCGCAAACAGTTTCCGGTCAGCAGGATTTAGCCACCAAGGCGCAGGAGCTGGATTACACCGACCTCGTGAACGGCATCAGCAGCCTGCTGGCTAAGGCACGGCCGCAGATCTATGCCGGCGCCGAAACGGTGCTGCACTCCCAGCAGCAGTACGGCCTGCAGAAACGCCCCAGCGAAGCCGAGCGCAACAACACCGCCAACGAGAAGCCAGTCGTCACCGAGCAGAAGGCCGAGATCGCTTGGGTGACGGGCAGCACGACCAGCACGGCTGTCACCGAGTTCAGCGTGCCCTACGCGCCGGATGACGAGATCACCTGGAACGAAAGCACCGGTGCGTTCAACAGCCTGCCAAGCGACGCGAAGGAAAAAGCACTGCGCTACGGCCGCATCCAGAACAAGCTGCTGCTCGGCAACCGCAGCGGTGTGAGCCTGCAGTTGGCACCAGAGCAGCTGCCCAAACGGCCGTTTGATCCGATCTACCTGCAGGCTGCCGGTATTACGGGGGCCTACCGCGTCAATGGCACCAGCTGGGCATTTGATGCCAATGGCATCGTCGCTTCCACCGATGCCCTGCTGTGGGGTGCAGTGAGTGCCGCATCCGGCACCAACTTGGCCAGCAGTTGGGTGCCGCTAGCGCAGGGCACCACCAGCCTGCCGCTGCCCTATACCCCCAGCGCCGGTGGCTACGACTCCGAAACGGGCGTGACCTTTAGTGCTGTGATTACACCGACGACGGTGCTGCCGCCCTACATCGAATCGGTGCTGGTGGAAGGGGTGAGCCGCAGCAGTGCAGCGATCACTGACTACCCCTACGGCTTGAATCGCGGCAGTGAAGCGTTGGTGCTGCGCACCCGTGCGGGCTTGCTTGCTGGTAGCCGGCTTGAGGCAGCCGTTGGGGCATGGACGCTGACGGGGCAGAGTGCAGGCTTGACCTACCGGCGCGGAATTGCTGGCGGTGCGGGCAGCGTGGTGCTGAACGGTTATGGCGCTGGCTCAGTCCGCGACTACCGCATTGGCACCAACTACGGCACCTTCATGGCAACCGGCCAGAACGCCATCGTGGCGCTGCAGCGGGCACCACTGGCGGCAGGGGCTGGCAGCTTTGCATTGAGCGGGCAGACGGCGCAGTTCTCCGGCGCGACGCAATTCCCAGCAGACGCAGGCAGCTTTGCGGTCACAGGCCAAGCCGCTGGTGGCATCCGCACCTACGTGATGAGCGGAGCGCTTGGGTCGTTGAGTCTTACGGGGCAGTCGGCCAACCTTGGCCAGCCTGATCCGTACTTCGGCAACGTGGTGTTGCTACTGCACATGAATGGCACGAATGGCAGCACCAGCTTTGTTGACAGCAGCAGCTCTGCCAAAACAGTCACGGCTTACGGTGGGGCGGCGATTAGCACGGCGCAAAGCAAGTTCGGCGGCAGTAGTGGCGCGTTCGATGGCGCCAACACCTACCTGCTAGTTGACGACAGTACCGACTGGTATCTCGGCGCGGGTGAGTTTACGATTGAGGCGTTTATTCGCCTAACGGCCCAAGCCACTACGGCAACGATTGCAGCGCAAAGAGGGACAGACTCGAACAATCACGCTTGGTCGTTTACGGCTTCAACCACTGGCGGTGGCCAGCTGCAGTTTCGCTACACCTCAAACGGTAGTTCCGTTGTGGTTAGAAACCCGACATGGGTGCCGTCGCTCAATACTTGGTATCACGTCTGTGCCTGCCGAGCCGCTGGAAACCTGCGGTTGTTTGTTGATGGCGTGGTAATCAACAGCGGCGCAAACGGTGTTGACATCTTTAACAGTCCCAAGCCGCTGATGATTGGCGCCGGCAACAACAACACCACTACCACGGTGCCGATTAACCACCTCAACGGACACATCCAAGACCTGCGCATCACCAAAGGAGTTGGGCGCTACGCTGCCAACTTCACAGTGCCGACGCAGCCGTTCCCTAATTTCTGACCGGCAACCTAGCGGCAAAGCTCCGGCCACATGGCGTCGTTCAACAAGTTCAATAGCTTTGTGGAGGCATTAGCCGAGAAGAAGCATGATCTCGGTGCTGACACGCTCAAGGTGCTGCTCACCAACACCGCACCCGTCGCTACCAACAGCGTTAAGGCAGATCTGACGGAAATTAGCGCCGGCAATGGCTACACCGCCGGTGGCAATACCGCCGCAGTGAGCAGCTCGGCGCAAACCTCCGGCACTTACAAGCTGGTGCTGGGCGATCCGGCCACGTTTACCGCCAGCGGCGGCAGCGTCGGTCCGTTCCGTTATGCCGTGCTCTACAACGACACCGCCAGCAACAAGGAGTTGATCGGCTGGTGGGATTACGGCAGCAGCATCACCCTCGCCAGCGGTGAATCCTTTGCCGTGGACTTTGATCCGACCACCGGCGTTCTCACCCTTGCTTGATCATGGCCATCACCCTCACGATCAGTCAGAAGGAACTGCAACGGCAGGCTGCGCTGTGCTTGGAGGGTCGCGCCTATGAGGTGTTTCTCGCCACCAATGACGGCAGCCTCACGGCTAACTCCACCTATGCCGCTTGGCAGGCGCTGGAAGTGGCTAGCGCCAATGGCTATGCACCGGCCACCGGCACGCTTGGCACCGGTGCCTGGGATGCTGGCGATGCTCGCTATGAGCTGCCTGCCGTCACCGCCACCTTCAGCAGCAGTGGCTCGGGCTACAGCTACAACACGGTCTGCGTGCGGATCGGCACCGAGACCTACCTGCACAGCATCGTGGCTGAATCGCCCAGCATCACCTTGGCGGCCGGTCAGTCCAAGAGCTATGTGATCACCCTGGTGCAGGACGACTGATCCATGAGCACGCAGATCACGGTCACCAGCGGCAGTGATGCGCTGCTGGTTACCGCGCAGCAGGTGCAGGCAGCAAACCGTGCTGCACAACTGCAGCGCAGCCGTGATCAACGCACAGAGAACAAGGCAGCCAATGCCGTAGCGGAAGTGGTGGCGGAAACGTCCACCAGTGGCAACCCCAACACCAGCATTGAGCGCCGGCCAGCGGCCATGCGTCAAGGCGGTGCCGTGATGGGTGTCACCTACTCAGTGGATGTGGATTCCTCAGAAGCGCGAACGGTCAAGCTGCGCGTGGGCACTGCTGACTTTGCGCAGGTGGCAGAAGTCGGCGGCGTCTTTGACCCCGGCATGATCACCGTCAACGATGTCACCCTGCCGGCCAGCGGTAACAACGGTGTGGTGGTGGAAGCGGTGGGCGGCCTGCATTACTACGACCCCTATTTCGCCAATCCTTATCAAGCCTGGTCTGGCTTGGACCTCAGCGGCGTCGGCGCACCTCCACTGCTGTATCAAGGCACCACACCGCCACCGACCAGTTCAACGGTGGATGTGTGGACACCGAGCTACGACACCCTGAACGCAGATCGCTCCACGGCGTTGGTGTTTCCTGCTGGTGGGCGGAACTGCGTCTTTGTCTATGTCCACAACAAGATCAAGGCGTTTAACACCTACCGGCGTATCCAGCGGCGCACACAGGCAACAGAAAACCCGCGCACTCAAACCGGGTTGATTGCCCGCATTGGCACGGGTACGTGGTACGACATGCGCCAAATCAACCGTGTGATCTACGAATACGTGGACACGCAGCAGTTTGCGGCCTATCAGATCTTTGCCTTTCTGGTCACAGCCAACGGCGTCAGCAGCGTCAGCGTTCCAGCTCAGCTGAGCACCTACATCCAAGCGCTGTGCCCTGCGGTCACGGTCAATAGCACCGGCAGCAAGCTCACTGAAAGCGGCGGCGGTCAGGTGTCTGGCTACGGCCCCGGCAGCAGTAGCTATCTCTTTCCGCTGCCTAATGTCTACGGCAGCGTGCCGAACATTGACCTAGGGGCCTGGAGCGACGACACCACCTACGGCAGCATTCCTTCAGGCAACGACGTGCTGGCTAAGCAGTACGGCATTGGCTGGCTGCAATACAGCGACCACGAAGGCAACTTCTTCTCGCCGGCTGTCTACGCCTATCTCAAGGGAAGCTTGAACCTGCAGACGGCAGAGGCGCAGCAGTACGGCCCGATGCGCGTGCAGCTGAACGGCATTCCGCCGGCCAAGTATTTGGCCCCTTGCGTGGAAAGCTGCACCACCGACGATACTGACTTCTACGTGACAGCCACCACGCCAGCAGACATCAGCACAGCGCTTGATCCAGGGCTATTTCGCCGTGAGCCGCGTTACAAG